ATCAACTGGGGAGAGATACTACAGACTTACCAAGGTTTGATGAACACTAAAGGTATTTCCAAATTCATCAGCGTTATGTCTGAAGAAGAACTCCAGGCTAAACAGATGGAACAACAACAACAACAAATGGAAATGGAAGCTCAGGCACAGGCTCAAGCTCAGATGGATGCCCAACCTCGACCAGTATCTGTCCGTGGTCAAGTATTTCAAGACCCTAATACCGCAGCAGTAGCACAGGAGTTAGACCAGTTGCAATAACAACAATAAGGAGGGATTATGCAAAACGGTATATTAGACGAGGGGCAGTTAATTACTCCCCAACAGGCTGTCAGTGATGAGGACTTAGCTGACGAAAAGCAAATGGCAGCTTTCGCAAGTAGTAAGGAGTTCAACAGGCTCAAGGAACATTTTGAAGAGAGGATAGAGTACTATCAGAAGTATTTACCAGATGGCCGTTCAGTAACAGGTGAAGTCCCAACACCAGAGCAATGGTCTATCGCTAATGCGATTATTAGTGAGTTTAACTTGGTAATCAATACGTACCTTAATGCTGCGGAGGCTGTCAAAGATGCAAAACGAAGAGGAGCGTGAGTTATTTAGAGAGCTTGGCTTAAAGCCACCTGAGCATCTGAGACACTTAACTGAAGATGAACTTCGAGAGAAGCTGAAGATACAGACTGAACACAACTGGAAACAACGAGGCAATAGCTTGTACTGTAAGTGCGACTTAGGCTTTCATACCAGTAACATCCCACCAACACATATACTGACTGGTACAACCGACAGTGGTCAGCCAATCCTGACCAAGATAAAACTATGATATTATAACAATGTAGCGAAGCCGCCCGTGTCGCTGGAGTAATCCTAAATCGTGGGCGTAACAAAATAAAACTAACAGTGTCGACCGTACTAAACGTGGTCGTTAAAGAAAGGCAAAACAATGGATGAAGAGAATGTAAACCAAGATAATATTCAAGACGAAGTTATCGAGGAACAACAAACTCCATCTGATAGCCAAGAGAACCTTGACAATCAGGATGTGGTAACTACTCCAGACGAGGAGCAAGAATCACAAGAAGAAGAAGCGGAAGAGGAAGCTGGAGAGCCAGCAGAGCTTAGTCCACGCCAACAGAAACGAGTTGAACAACTCGAAAAGAAGGCTGAAGAGTTGAAGCTCACTAAAATCCTTGACCGTATCCAGCAAACTAAACAGCCAGCGAAGCGTGAAGAAGCTCGCCCGATGGATTATCGGGAAGCGATAGACGCACCAGATGAGGTATATCAATCATTAGACCAAGACCGACAAACTTATGGCGAACAACGCTATAACGAAGGATTGGAACAGGCTAAAGCGATTGAATTTCGCACTAATATAAAGCTGGACTTACCACTTGTTAAGGAGAAACTAGACAAGCTAGACCCTGTAGATGCAGAAGCATTAGACCGAGAATACTTACAACTAGTAGGGTTTAACCCTCAAACAGGTTTTGTAAGAAATTCTGACATTGGTTATGCAGATTTCATCGACGCTCGTATCGAGCAAGCAGAAAGACTAGCCGCTAGATTAGCCATGAAGTCGCAACGTAATATTGCGAAACAGGCTGCTCAAACAGGAATCAGACCTGATGGTGGTGCACATAAAGGATTGCAAATAAACAGTCCACAAGACATCGCTAACATGAGTTCTGAAGAGTTTGAGAAAAACAAGGCAGCAATATATAAAGCTGCTGGACTAAAACTTTAACATATAAGGAAATAACAAAATGGCAAACTTAAACAGTAATACTACTGGTGCTATTTTGGCCACAGGACAATTTGTTCCTGAGATTAACAACTGACCAGGTCTCAACGTAAGGAAACTTACGGGAACAATGCGTAGTACATTAACAATTCGGTTTCTAACAATCTTCTCTAATTAATGGGGAACACCTGAAATGGCAACCCCCAAGAAGCTGTTGCACATAACACCATGATAGTGGTATAATGTGCATATGAGAAAAGGAATACATAAGCACACACTTGCGTACACAGCAGGTTTGATAGATGGAGAAGGATATATAAGTTTACTTCCTTCATCGACATCGTTAGACAGTTATGTACCAGTAGTGAAAGTCGCTTCATGCGATACCGTCATGACACCATACTTGCAAAAGAATTATGATGGTCACGTTACCAAGAGAGCTGCTTATAAAGCTAACACTAGAAACTCAACTTGCTGGACTTTAACAGGTTCAGAAAGGGTGAAAGAGTTTTTACTAGCAATCCGCCCATATCTCAAAGTTAAGAAGCAAAACGCTGATAATGTAATATCCTATATAGATAACTGCAAGCTCAAGAAAACATACGATAAGAAGTCAAACACTTACACGATGTTGCCAGAGCTCAGAGAACTAAGGATAGAACACTACAATCGAGCTAAGGCACTTAACCATCGAGGACTTGCACTTGCAGAGACTAAGTGAGAAGACCCCTAACATGTGATGATGAGGGTGAAGCGATAGTCCGAACTAACGGGAATAACAACCGTTAGAAGCTATAGAGAAATCCTATAGCGGTAACAATCATTGTTGGTCAAAAGAAGCCGAAAAACCGTTCTATAAAGCTCTCAAGTTCGCAAAATTAGTAAACCGTGACGACTCACTCGTGAGTGGTGGTGGCGACCTAATTCGTAAGCCATTCCTAGACACAGTTAACGCTCGTGCTAAGAGTGCATCTACTGCCGTTACTTACGACTCACCTGACGGCACACCAATCACCTATAACATCGACAAGCACTACTACTCTGCTGTTCTCATTGAGGACTTTGCAAAGGTACAAGCTAGTTACAACATCGCACAACTATGGCGTGAGGCTCAGGCCGAAGCTGTAGCTCGCCAAATCGACACTGACCTTGCTGGCCTTTACGGTTCTGCTGGTACAACTGTTGCTGCTGGTACGGCTGTAGACGACGCTGACATCATCGCTGTCGTTGCTGCTCTTGACAACGCTGCCGTTCCACAAAGCGAACGCTACGGTGTTATTGGTCAGTACACAAAGGGTGACTTGCTTAACGTTAACAAGTACATTGCTTACGACCAGACTGGAAAGACTGGTAAAGCAGTCGATGGTTCTGATGGACTCGTTGCATCTGTATACGGAATGGACATACACATGAGCCAGAACGTTGCAGTTAACACGACTGGACGCAACATGTTCTTCCACAAGAAGGCTATCTCACTTGCACAGCAACTGAAACCAACCTACAAAATGGAAGACTCAGTTGACTACATTGGCATGAAAGCTGTTCTTCACGCTATTTACGGTGTTGGTGTAGAACGAGCATCAGCTCTAGTTCAAGTAACACGTACAACTGCTGCGTAATAGTAAAAATAAAGAAGAATAAGGAAAATATAATGAGTGCAAAACCAACATTTGTTGATGACGGTGCTTCAGACATTTATGTAGCCTCGACCCAAGCTGGTGTCGCTACATCAACTGGTCTAAGTACTACCCAAACAGGATTCACACTTACTAACCCAGCAGGGTCAGGTAAGACGCTTGTAATCCTACAAATCCGAGGAGCTTTCACGACTGCTCCTGCTGCCGCTGCTTCTGTAGTCTTGGCTGCTAACGTAAACCCAGTAGCTACTGCTGTCACACAGACAACGCCGCTAACTGTTCGTAACGTCAATCTTGGTGTTACCCGAACAGGAGCTGGTCTAGCTGCTTCAGCTGTAACACTACCTGCTGCTCCAGTAGTAGTTCGTGGACTCGGTGGCCCAGTTGCCACAGGTTCAGTCTCTCAGCCACAAATTGTGGAAGATGTAGACGGTGCAATCTGTGTATCTCCTGGCTGTGCAATTTCCATTAGCTCTTTGACTACTGCCGTTTCTGGTATCTGGTCAATGGTATGGAAAGAAGTTGACGAACTCGGTTAAAGAGTAGTTGCTTCAAGCAAGATTAAAGCCCTACGGGGCTTTTTTCTTTGGTGTATAATCAAAGAGTGATATGAGAAAAGCATTACGTCTGAGTATCGCTTGCGGGGTGAACCGCTACTCTCTCACAAATAAAAACTATAAACAGGAGGCTTATAATGCCATCAAGAAACGAACTAAACGCACGAGCTCGTGCAGTAGGGGTAGACCCAGCAGGATACCCTAACGACTCAAAGCTAGAACAGAAAGTATTGTTCTTAGAGAAGAACGGAACAACCTTTACTGAAACACTCGGTACTGGTACTTTCACTATTGCTGGTGCAGACGTTGCTAACAACGACACCATCACTATTGGAAACCGTACCTACACATTCAAAACTAACTTAACTGGTGTTAAGGCAACAGGAACACTGACAACAGTCGGTGATTTCACTGACGGAGAAACCATCTCAGTTAATGGTCGTACCTATACTGTTAAGACAACTCTATCAAGCCCAGCTCAGATGAACGAAGTGCTCAAGGGTGCTAACGCAGCTGCAACGCTTGATAACCTGAAATTAGCTATTAACCAAGGCTCGACCACTTACCCGACTGCTCCTGACAGCTCAGGTGAAGGCAGTACATGGTCAACTGGTACAAAGCGACACTCAACAGTTATCGCTACGACTAACGCTAACGACTCACAGGTTGTAGAGGCTTACAACTACGGAACTGAAGCAAACCAGTATGCAACAACTGAAACATGTGCAAACGCATCATGGGGCGGCACAACACTATCTGGTGGCGTTGCTAACGTACAAGACGAAATCAAGATTGGTAGTTCTGCTGCTGAAACACTTGACTTCCTTAAAGACGCTATCAACAACACAGCTGTTACTGGTGCAGAAGGTACTGCTTACTCAGCTGGTACGTACGCTCATGACCAAGTTACTGCAACAACTAACACCAACACAGCACAGACTGTACAGGCTCGAAACGCTGCCTTTGATAACGCTTCAATCGCAATATCAGCTACTGGTAGTGGTAACATCGCTGCTGGTGCAGCAACGCTTGCATCTGGTGTACGTGGTGTAGTAGCTGTCGCATCTGGTACAACTGTCGGTGTAC